TAGCTGTCCTACTTTTACGTTCTATTTTAATTATATCATCTGGTCTAAATCCCATAACAATAGATACTGGCCCAAACAAGGATATATCAGCTATCTGACTATTGTTTAAAATATTATATTTATTTTTAAACTCTGCTTCTTCTTCTTTAGATAATACAGAATGTTTGGGAACTAATTCATGTTTTAATATGTTAAATTGTAATCTTTTAATATTTACTAATGATACATATATATTATCACTCATCCATATATCTTTTATGTTTTGAGTTAATGTTTCATTTGGCTCATCTTTAATTATAATCATTAAATCATCATTTTTTGTTAAAATATTTTCTAAATGAAATAAATCTGTTGTTATTTCATATATATTTTGTGTTTTTAATACTTTGTTAATATAATATTTCACATAAATTTTTTTATTTGTTTTTTCATTTGTTAATAACATATCTAATTGTTCTGATTCAGCTAAAATACCTAGTTCGCCAATAGATAAATTACTATAATTTTCAATATTAAATCCTCTTTCTTCTAATATTTCTAAAATATTGTTTCTTGATTTATATATACTAATAACAAAACTGTTATTTGTATTCATATTATTATATTATTATATACTTACTAATATAATAATTAAATACTTTTTCAATTTATTTATAATTAAATTATTATTTATAAATTTTATTATTCATCAATTTTATTATTCATCAATTTTATTATCCGTCAATTTTATTGTCCGTCAATTTTATTGTCCGTCAATTTTATTGTCCGTCAATTTTAATTGTTTTTCTAAGACCTGAATCAATAGATTTAATTTCATCTTCTTCTAATGGGGTATCTTTTTCATTAGCTACTTCTGTTTCAATATCTAAAATACTATTAGATTGTTTTTTTGATTCTTCTTTTGATTCTTCTTTTGACTCTTCTATTGATTCTCGTGTTGATTCTTCTCTTGATTCTTCTTTTGGTTTATTACTTAATATTTCAACAAATGAATCTAAAGCATCACTAAGTTTTTCTCCAACTGATAATGGTGGTTTTTCTTCTTCATCGCTATATTCATCTTCTTCAAGTTCTTTTGATCTACGATATTCTTCTTCAGCTTTTTCAATTGATTTTATAGTTACATCAGATAATCCTGAATTATCTTCTTCTTCTTCTCCTTCTCCTTCTCCTTCTCCTTCTTCTTTATCTTTATCTTTATCTTCATCTTTATCTTCATCTTTTTCTTTTTTCTCAACTTTTTCTTCTTTTATTTCTTTTTCTACTTTATTGAGTATTTTTTCAAATTCAGTATTTTGTAATTTGGTTAATGATACATTTTTCATTACTTCTATTGTATTATCAAAATTAACACTTGTTAATTGATCTATATTATCTTCTGTTATAATTCTCATTTGTATATTCATAACTTGTAATTCTTGCATTAATAATTTAAATGCATATGGTATTCTAATAATGCTAAAGTTTCTACCATATTTTGTAATTACTTCAATATTTTGATCACCTTCCATATTTGTATTATATTTTAATGGTCCATCTGAAAATGGACTCATAAAAATATTTTTTGATTCATTATATATTGCAATTGTTCCTGTATTATTACATATTGCCATGTAATATTTATCTCCTCTTTCTAACATAGATTCACTCAAAAATTTAGTTGCTCCATGTGATATAATACAATCACGTTCCATCTCGCCTATTCTTAAACCACCGTCATTAGCTCTACCTTGAACAGTTTGTCTTGTTAATACTGTTCTTGGTCCTTGTGCTCTGTAATTAATTTTATCTTTAACCATATGTTTTAATCTCATGTAATAACATGGTCCAATAAATAGCTCCATTTTAAGTTGTTCACCTGATTCTCCACTATATAAAATTTCATTTCCAGTAGAATTATATCCAATATCTTTTAACATTCTTCCGAATATTTTATGTTTAGAACCTTTATTTACAAATGCAGTACAGTCTCCAAATCCACCATATAATGCACAAGATTTACCCATTAAAGTTTCAACTAATTGTCCAATAGTCATTCTACTTGGCAATGCATGTGGATTAATAATTAAATCTGGTCTAATTCCATCTTCAGTAAATGGCATATTTTTTTCAGGAATAATTAATCCAACTGTACCTTTTTGTCCACATCTACTACAAAATTTATCACCTTGTGCTGGTATTCTTTCTTCTCTTATTCTTACCTTGGCTAATCTAAATCCTTCTTCTCCTTCAGTAATAAATGATTTGTCTACAAATCCGAGTTGTCCTTTTTTAGGTGTTATAGATGCGTCTATATATGTTTCTGGATTATTTAGATTGTTGTTAACCTTTCCTATTATTACTTTTTTGTCATCTAACATTGTATTTTCCATTATTAATCCATGTTCATCTAAATATGAATAATCATAACCAGGTTTTTTGCCAATTACATTTTCTTTTTCAATATTAGCAAATTTAGAATCTAATGTACTATTTTTAACTTTTGTACTTTCTTCTCTTGCTTCATACATATTTAAATAAGTAGTATTAAACATACCCCGTTTAACTGATCCTTCATTAAATAATATAGAATCTTCTACATTATACCCACCATAGCAACCAATAGCAACAATTGCATTTACACCATATGGATGTTCTTCATTGTTAATATACTTTAAATATCTACTTTTAACCAATGGTATTTGACCATTATTTAATACAACACCCATTTTGTCTATTCTATTTTGATGATTAGAATTATATAAACTGACACCTTGCTTACTTTGACCACATGAAAAAAGATTTCTGGGTAATTGATTATTTTCAGGGAATACAACTTGATTACCCATAATACCTAATAATAATGATGGATGAATTTCTAAATGGGTTGTAAATTGATTAATTGATTCTTCATTTATTTCTATTAACGCAGTTTCTGTTTCTGCTGTATCTAAATAATCTATAATTCCAGATTTTTCTTCTAATTTTGTTAACATCTTGTCTTGACTATCTAATTCTTCAATATCTTCTAAACTACTTTCTTTATCTATTGCACCAGGATTTATAATTTCTGATTTATTGTATAAATCATTTATTTTACTATAAACATTATTATCTTTTATAAATAATTGCTTATTTTGAGTTTTAACTGTATCTCTAAATTTATTAGAACCTATCAATAAATCACTAAAATCAAATTCATTTGCTTTTAATTTTTCATATATAGCTTCTTTCTTAAAACTTGGCAATAAATTTTCTACATAAAATACCGGTCTAGTAAGCCTACCAGAATCAGTATAAATATATATAACATTTTCATTAATAGCCCAACTTATACTTGTATAAATTGGTATTAATCCATTTCTTCTATATTTTTTAAGTAAATCCATCGTTTCAACTGGATTTATTATTATACCTATCCATGCACCATTTACAAATATTTTTGTAGAATTAGCAATATATTCTGGCGTACATTCAGTTAAATATTCAATAAATATAACTGTTCTTAATAAATCAATAATTGGTTTAGATGAATATCCACTTGTAATATGTGTTCCCAGTGAAATATGTTTATGCAATCCTACATTACCACCATCTGGTGTATCAACTGGATCTATAATTCCCCATTGTGAAGAATGTAATAAACGTGGTCCTACTATTTTTGCACTGGAATCTAATGGTAAATTTAATTTACGTAAATGTGATAATGCTGAATTATATGATAATCTATTTAAATCTTGAATTACTTCTGGTCGTCTTGTATGCTCTTCTGCTCCCCAATTTCCTTTAAATCCTTTTTTAAATCCATTTTCTAATATTCTCTCTTTAAAATATTCATTATAATTTGTTTCGATTAATGCTGTAAAATTATCTTGATATATAGTTTTCTTGTAATAATATTCTTTGTCTATTTTTTGATATATATGTTTTTGTTGCAAACTATAATATTCTTTAAATAAATCATATATTAATGATCCAGCAAGCTCAACTCGTTTAAATTTAAAACTATCTCTATCTGTTGCTTTTTTGTCATTTTTATATACTTTTAATAATTCAAAAACCATATATCCTAAATAATATGCTTTATCAATAAAATTATCTTCTCCTATATGAGGCAAAAAATAATCCATTAATATTTCTAATACATGCGATAAGGTTTTGCCTTTGGTAAATGTAGCAATATATTTGAGTGCAACTTCTTGATTAAAAATAAAACCAGCATCATGTACACATGGAATAAATAAATCTATATAATCTTTATATTTTTCCATATCAAGTATACAAAATTTAATAATTTCTTTATCAGATATTACACCTAATGCTCTCATTAATATAAATAATGGAACTGGTTTTCTAACATTTGGAACATTAACTACAATTTGATTATTTGAATACATAACTCTTTTAACTGTTCCTGGTAATAACATTCTGACTGATAGAGTTCTAATTGGTTTAGATGCATCTTCACTTACGCTTCTAATTTCAGCAGAATGACTATAAATATCGCTATAATTTTCTCTAATATATAACATATTATCGGCAAATTTTTCTTGCGATACTAATACCTTTTCTTTGCCGTCAATAATAAAATAACCTCCTCTATCATTCTTACATTCACCCATGTTAAATTTTACCTTATTTTCTAATTTATTTAATATACATAAATCTGAATTTAACATAATTGGAAATCTACCAAAATAAATTTTATCTAATGTTGTTTTTGAAGTTGTTACTTTATTATCATCATCAGTTATACTATATACTATTGTAATATCAATATGTAATGTAGTACCATATGTCATATTTCTTAATCGTGCTTCATTTGGAAACATATAATGTGAATAGTTTTCATCATATATTACTGGTTTTCCAAAATATAATTTATCACCTTCTTTTCCTCCAAAATATATATCTGCTTGAAGTTTATATTGTTTTGTTTCAGGATCTTGCTCTTTTAGTATTTTAATAGGATTTTTTTCTTTAAATATATTAAATATTTTGTTGTTAAAAAAATCATTGTAGGAATCTAAATGATGAGTTACTAGTAAATTAGGATTACTATTAAAATATTTATCAATTATATTCCACGTTATTATATCATTGTCATTACTTGTCATATTATATTATATTATACTTATAGTTTAAATTTATATTCTTATATTTTCTTATAATTAATCCAATTAATAATTTTATTAATTTTATTAATTTTATTAATA